GTTCTCATCGAACCACTCATCGGCGACATACTCAAGGTAAGAATCTACACGTTCTTGTAGAGCTTCCTTAATTTCTTCTACGTGTCCATCCAATTTAGAATCGTACTCTTCTTGGATTTCTGCACGGATTGCGGTAACTTTTGAGTTGATAGCAGCTTCAAAGATTGTCTTTGCTTTGCCTTGGTTCTCTTCACTGAGTTCCAATCCTGCGACAAGAGCATTAAGATCATCTTCCATATCATACTCTACAGTTTCTGTCTCTTCTTCGACAGTCTCCTCTTCAGCAACGATTTCTTCTACTTCAGTAGGCTCTTCTGCTACAATTTCTTGTTCGTCAGTCACTTCTACTTCGTCTCCTTGCTTTAGAGTTTTTCCTTTGCGCTTAGTTACAACATCGGATACCTGCTTCAGACTTCCAGCTGGATCTTTTAACTTAGCACTATCATTAGTAGGGCTATAGTTATCTGGTGTAGGACCACCTAAATCTTCCCATGATGGGGAAGTGCCGCCTGTTGTTAGTTTTGGCATTGGCTCTGCTGGTTTTGCATTAGCATTAACAGCAGTTTTAGATTGCTTTGTGCCTACTTCCATTTCTTGTAATTGATTTCCACTAGACATTGAAGTTTCTCCGATTTACGCTTGATTAAATCTATATTTATTTAGAATATTTATAAGTTTGATAAGAAATTATTAAATAGAGCCAATTTTCGCTCTTCTAATTTCTTTTGTGTAGTCAATGTATCAATCTCTTGATACGTCTTAGCAGCAAACTTCTCACGAAGAATACCACCATCCCACACCCAGTCTTTTCCTTCCATAATTCCCTCAACAAATGCATCGGGAGCAGAAGGATCAGCAACGATGTCAGCAGCAGTTGCTAACATAAAGTCGTCACCGACTACATTAACACCTTCACGAGTTGGTTTTAATGAACCAATACCACGAGAAGATACACCTAATTTTACACCCTCGTCAAGAAGTGAAGATGCAATTTTACCCATTGGTGTGCCAAGAAGTTTAGCCTTACCAATAAAGTTAGAACCACTTTCCTTAAGTGATACTATTTTATGAGAGACCCTATCGAGATTTACGGTAGGACCTTCTGGATGACCAAGTTCTCCAAGAGCTCTGCCAGATACAACGTGATTTTCGTTGTAACGTCCAACTTCCCTCCTAAGAGTTTCCATTGGATACATGCGACCATTACGGTTCTTGATATTTCCTTGTAAGAAAACACCCTCAATATACATGGACTTCTTGCCATTTCTAGTTTCGACAAGAAACTCTACTGATTCAATTTCTTCCGTAATGAGTTTCATCAACCTTCCCCTGTGATCTGAACTTGTTGATAATATAATGTGCTTTTTCCAGTGGCAGCACCACCTTTAGCAAGAGCACTCACTTTAAATGAATTTCTCAATTCTGCATAGTTATCAGAACTGTATGCTGTTACTATACCAGAAGTATTTGCATCAACAGTAACTCTTGTTGAAAAATTACCGTTTCTACCAGCTCCACTCCATACTTTAGTTACAGTTGCAAAACCAACTGCATCATCATAATAACTTTGACCTGTTACTGTCAAATTAACACGAGATCCTAAACCAAATGGTGAACCAGTTCCTTCAGGAAAATCGATTAATGTTGTGCTACCAGTAGTAATTCCAACCACTCTTTGAGAAGAAGGTCTACTTATACTAATGGATGCAGGAACGTTTTTAGCAACATAATAACTTGCGGTTGTGGCAGAAGCATCAGTTCCCACTGCAACGTGAGCACCTTGCACAGCATCAGCCCCTACGAGAACAACTCTCAAAGTATCTGATTGTTGAGCTATTCCACTACTTGTAGTATTTGCAGTATCAGTTGTTAATGCTATGGAAGCACCACTTCCTACGGGTTGATGAGCCATTTATACAAACCTTATAGTATTAAAATTCATTTACTAGTTATTTATAATTACTCCTCATCCTGTTCTTCAGGTTCAATTTCCGTTTCTACCTCAGTTTCTGCTTCTAAAGCAGCATCAACTTCAGGTTGAGTCGGTCCATTATCAGAGTTAAAAACACCAGATGCCACAGCAGGACGATATTCATCAACTCTACTTGCAGATTTAGCATATAAAAGATCTTTTATCTTATCGCTAACCTGTGAAGCTGAATCATCTGCAGCAATCATATCCATAAGTTCATCCATATTAATAGTGTCAAATGAGTAACTGTATACTATTTAGACACTATTTATTACGACTGATAATTATACTCAAGAATAATTTTATATAATGCTTCTTTCATAGCAACCATTCTCTCTTTTTCACCTCTAACATCCATTATATTTTTAGGATACATCTTCTCAACATAATACGAAACAGCGGTATGTAATAATCTAATATGCCTTACATCCCAATCTACTTTTAAATATGGTTTGCCAGCCTCATCTTTTTGGGGCTGATTATCTTCCATTATATCTCTCCGCCTTTTGGCTTAACTATATTTGCATCCTGAGTTGCAACTTTAGTATCTACATTCATAGATCTAAGTGCAGCATCGGGTTCTCCTCCTGCACCATTATCACCAAGTTCTCCTTCAATTGGCATTGGTCTCATTCCACCAGAACCTTCTGGATCTAACATCATTTCAGCAGGATCAGGAATAATACCATCTTTAATTTCCTTTTCAATCTTCTCATCTTCTTCTATTATTTCTTCATCAGTTTGACGTAGAACATTACGTCTAACCCAATCTTGAGAATAATATTTTCCAATATATGGTTCTGTTGTAGCAAGTAATGCTAATCTTTCATTCTGTAATTCTGTTTCTTTTAGTTCAGTAAAGTGATTATCATATAAGAAATCAAACTGAATATGCTCACTCATTACTTCCCAATCTTCAGGAGTAATTACATTCGTTAGAAGTAATTGGGTTTTTAACATATCAGAGAACATATTTGAGAATCTCTTTCTCAAACGACCTACAAACTTACTAAATTTAACCTCATCTCTTAATATCTCAGAGGATCTTCCCAGATTGAATCCTCCTTCTCCGTCCATTCTTGATGTGGGTACATTGAGCGACCTATATAATTTCTTTTTGAAGTACTCAATATCCGTGATTTCACCAAGGTTTTGACCTCCAGGTAGAGTAGAAATTTCAGTTCCACGACCTCCTTCCCTTCTAGGGAGCCAGAAATCTTCAAGCATTGCCATGTACTTCTTGTCATCTCGGACTTCTCCTGTGTCAGCATTGTAGACAAGTTTGTTCCGATATCGCATCATCACATCACGGAGATATTGCTCTGCTTTTATCTTCGGTAAATTTCCTACATCAATGTAGAAAATCCTGCGCTCTGGAGCACGGGATAGTCTATATATAACCAAACTATCCTCAATCATCCTTAATTGGTTGAGAGATTTGATTGCTTTATGTAAATATGATAGACCAATTCCTTTATTTCTATCAACTAAACCTGATGTGCAGTATGTTATTGCATCCTTTGCAATTTTAATTCCATTATTTCCACTATTTGGAGATGCATTACCAACAGGATAAGTTTGTTTTGGTGTATATATGAAATATTCCTCTATTTCAGGAAACTCATAATCCATTGGGTTTTGACTAATAGCATTATTATTAACCCTATACTTATCATCTTTATTTTTTTTCTGTTGTCTTACATAACGCATTTTCATTGCGTCAATATATCTCAACTCTTGAATACCTTCTTCAGGTTTTTTTAAATCTATTATTTTATGATAATATATTCTACCATCCACATACCAATTCCTATAAATCTCATGTGCTTTCTTATCAAAGTCCAATAAATCTTTTATAAATTTAAATGCTTCTCTAACCTTAGTCTTAATACCATCACTTGCATTAAGATTATCTAAATTAATTTCTACTGGAGTATCATTTGTATCTGATACTAATGCTTCACTTATAATATCTTCTATTGCACTGTCTGCTTCAGGATGAAGAGCCATTTCACGATATCTTTTAATTAGATCGAACTCAGTCCTATATATTCCTTCAATATCAACATAAGAACCAAAAAAACCACTACTTAAAAAGTGATCATTCCCGTCCTCGTTATTTGGAGGAACGGGAGAGACCGCCGTTTTAGGTAGTGATTGTTCGTCTGCGTCCTCTATCGAGAACCCAAAGAGCTTTGCCATGATTACGAAACTTTTTTACTATTTATCAACCCTAGATTAGTTAGGATTGCCAGCTCCAGTTAATTTGAGAGATTGAACTTGGAATTCAACTGTGAACTCTTCTATAGTATCACCTGTATCGTAAGATAAGTCAATAGCTGACACATTTGTTGGAAATATATTTTGGAATTCGTATTCTTTTAATACTACATTCTCAGTGCCACTATTATTCTGACTGCTCTTTTCTGACCCTCTACCAAGTTGGTATACTTTAGCATTGACCATATAAGCATTAGGGTCAGTTGTTCCCAAATTATCATCTAGATTAGCAATTTGCTGTGTCCAATTTTCAAAGGCATTTCTAAATCTGAAGTCTTCATCATTGATAACTGTGATAGTCCACGTATCAATTGTTCTGTCTCCAGCAACTTTAAAAATTCGACCTCTGAATGGGATATCGATATTTGCAATATTCTGAGCAGGTAATGCTGCTGCCTTGCACATAAACTGAAATATATCAGCATCCCAATCTGCTACTACGTTAGGTGGTAACGTAGTAAGTTCAACTTCAAATAAATTCGGTCTAGCACCGCCACCTATCAATTTCGATTTAAATTGCGAAATGTTTTTGTTTGCTCTGGATGTTGCCATTGATTAATTCCTCCTGTGATATTTAGAGCTAGAACTTAAACTCTACCTGCGACTTCTTCAAAGCTGATACCAGTTCTGGTAGCAACGAAAGTCAAGGTAACGTAATTGATAGACTTCGCAGGCTTCAGGAAGATGTCTGCTCGGAATTCGTTATTATCAATAACATCAGGAGTGTTATTTGTTGTGTCACAAATAACGAGGAATCCAAATAATCCTCTCTTAGCCTGAACGTCACGTAGATATGGTTCCACAATATTGCGGAAGTTTGCTCTTGTTAACTCATCGTTGAGTTCAAAGAGTTGAGCTTGTGCTGCTCTTTCAAGTGCTTGCTCGATTGTAAGGAACAAACGACGAACGTTAATGCGATCAAATGCTGATGCATATCCAAGTGCAGTCTTATCACCGAAGAGAAGTGTTCCAATACCAGGTGTGGTAATGAAAGAGTTAACTCTTGCAGGATAAAGTCTGTCTCTCTGAGACTTACTTGGGTTATATGCGAGTTTAACTGCGTTGTTAATAACACCTCTTTGCTGTCCTGCTGGTGAGAACCAAGGATAAGCAACGATATTTGTACGTGTCATTAGACCAGCAACGTCTCCGTTACATGGAACATAACGGAATTGATTGTTAAATCTGTCAAATGTATACTTATAACCACTATCAAATACACCATAAGAAGATGATTGAATTGGGCTAAAGAAGTTTAGAACGTTCTCAGTCTGAGTTTCGGTGTTAGTAATGTTAACAACATTTGCTCTATGTGGACTGATTGTTGCCATACAATCCATTCTTTCTCCAGCAAGTGATAGCAATTGATTTGCTTTTGCTTGAGAATCAGATTCTACTGAACAACCTGGACCCATAATCAAGTAGTCAACTTCA